GTGTGAGCGTTTCAAAGACTTGGGAGTAGGAAAGGAGAAGTTTCATGGCGGATTCACTTCATAATCGGAAACTTGGCCTGGCCGACGTGGCCGACGAAAACGCGTTTGTCGATGAGCACGCGACCGCCGAGCTCGCGCCACTTGGCGCAGAAGGCGAAGTCCTCGCTCGTGCCGTCGTAGGAGGTGGGCCAGTAGCAGTGCATGCTGCCAAACTCAGTGTTTTCCATGAGCTTCACATGCGGGCGCATGGTTTCGAAGACGCTGCGATGCACGCGCATGAAGCCGCGGGCGGTCTTCTGCACTTCCCATAAAACGCCCGGTTGAAGCGCCGGGTTTTCCTGCCCGACGATGGGCACCACGGGCGGGTCAAACTTGACGGTGCGCTTGGAGTAAAGCCCGAACACCAGCGGCTCATCATGCTCCCGCAGGTGCGCGAGGTCTTGTGGCTTGAACACGAGATCCGTGTCGATGACGATCATTTCCTCGCAATCGCTTTCGAGGAACTGCTTGGTGGCGATGTCCATGGCATAGCCTGGATACGGCGTGCTGAGATGGCAGAAGACGCTCTCGCCTTGCAGCGCCGCCATCATGCTGACGGCCCAGCCGGTGACGGAAAGGCCCATGCCGTTGTCAATGATGGGGTAAAAGATGGGTTTGGTGGTCATGGAGTGGTGATGTTTTAGATAGCGGATGCCCAGGCTTGGAAGTGCAAGCGATGCGCGATGATGCAAAAGCGCATCCAGTTGCGACGATTGCCAAACGTCTGACGGAGAAAGGGCCTCAAAGAAGCCTCGTCAAAAGCGGAGAAGGATACAGCCATAGGGTTTTCAAATGCGGGTTTTGCGGGGAACGGGGCCGTCATACTCGAAGATGCCAGCCACATCGGTGGGCGTGACTTCGAGGCGCATGTTGCGACGGAATTGCGAGGCAAAGACGCGAGGGCCGGTGAGGCGCACGCTGACCATGGCACCACCATCGGCGGGCTTGCAGCGGAGGATGCGCGGCATGACACCCGCTGCCTGCGCCAGGACGGCAATCTTCACCGGAGCCGGTGGCGCGGTTTGCAGGCCGATGAGCCGCAGCACCTCCGCCTCGCCCTCGGCGGTGACGTGATAAGCGCGGCCATCCTTCAGGTAATGAACCGCCTCCTGCAAGGCACCGCTCTCGCGCCATTGCTTGAAGGATTCACGAGGCACATTGAGCCGCGCAGCCAAAACGGCCTCGGGCGTGGTGGTAGGGGTGTCGGTGGTGGTGTTCATGGAATAAACAAGGTTAAGATTGAGGCAAAGCCAAACCACTAGCCGACCGCGCAGCGGCTGTGATGCTGGTGACGAGATCATGCAAGCGCACGCAGCATTGCAGCATGGCCTGCTTGGGTGTCGCGCAGTTAAATTCAGACCGCACATCAATAGATGCTCCCTTGGCCGAAGAATGAACTTCGACACTGCACAACCAACCTTTGTCCAGTCGCGACAAACGCGGTTTGCCATACGCTGAAAGAGCGACAAGCCCGTCATCGACAGGTGTGTCTAACGTGATTTGATCAATGGTGATGCTCATAGTCTGATTGTCTCTTTTTCTGATTGTCTGATTGTCTTGTGTTGCGGCTCAATACCCAAACTCCTGCTCCGGCCTGCGCTTCAACCGGTCGCGATTCAAATGCCTTGGCCCCGCAAGGCAAAAATACCGCCACACGTCCACGGGGTCTTTGCAGGCTTCGTCCTTGCGTTTGGTCTGCTCGGCGTAGTCGGGGATGGTGAAGTTTTGCAGGCCGAAGATGGTGTTGGTGCATTCGCGGTTCACGCGGGCCTTGGGCTGCATGAGGATGGTGGTGGCGAAGGCATCGCGCACGAGCGCGAGCCCTTCCTGCACGCGCACGCCCTCGGGCACGAGGATGGTGAAGCCATTCGGCAAATCGTAAAACTCCTGCTGAATCGTCGCGCCGGTGGCTCCGCTCTTCCACTGGCTCCAACGTGGATCACCATACGTCTCGAACGGCTCCGCGCACAGCATGCCTTCCTCATTCGCCATTCTGGTTTCGTCATTCCGCGCACGCGGCACGTGCAGCACGGTGCGGCCCTGCCACTCGCCGCCGGTTTCCTTCATCTTCTCCAGCAGGCGATGCCGCATCTGCCACACCAGCTCGGCATACTGCTCGAAGTTCCAGCCGAGCCGCAGCTTCTGCGCCGGGCCTTCGTCGCCGTTCATGCGGTCCTTTTCGGACATCACAGCCCACGGGCCGGGCATCATGTCGTCGATGGCGATGCTTTCGCACGGCCACTCCTGCGCCTGCCAGAACCGGCCCATCGGATCGACGATGAACCAGCCGATGAAAAACGGCTTCGCCTCCGCGCCGTCGATGATTTCGTAGAGCGTGCCATCACGCGGCAGATCCTTCCAGTCGCACAAATGCTGCTCCGGCTTCCACACGGCCTCGAACTCGCTGCGGCTCGCCGCCTCGGCGTCGCCGTAGAGCTTGATGCGGACGGTCTTCTCATCGGCTCCAGCGTAGTCCTTGGAGAGCTGGGGATAGACGTTGACGTATTTGTTCGCGGCGGTGTGGAGGTAACAAACCAACCGGGTCGGCTCCAGCGGATACGCGATCTTGGGCACACGCGGATCTTTGCAGCCGCCCTTCGCCGCCAGCTCGGGAGCGATGACCTTGAACTTGTCGGGCTTGACCGCGCCCTGCATGAAGTAGCGCACCGTCGGCGTGAAGCCTTCCTCGGGCGTGTAGGTGATGAGATGCACGCCGTGCATGAGCGCCCCCAGTAGCTCGCCATGCGGCCGTTTGGCACCGGGCACGCCATCCGCGAGCGGCACGAGGTAGCTTTGCAGCGCCAGCATTTGCTTCCGGTGCTCATCGCGTTGCGTTTCGATGGCTCGCGAGGCGAGACGATCCTTCAGCGCTTTGACGTGATCGACGGGAATGCCTTCGTCCGACCACACAAACGTGAGCGCGTAGCCCCGGAAGCTCTCCAGTTCCTGCGTGAAAAAGCGGAACTGCACCATGCCGCCGCCAGTGTAGCGCTCGCCATTGGCCCCGGTGACGATGAGGTAGCGGCTGAACTGGTTGTCGGTGAACTTGCCGCCGCTGAACTTCGCCTTCTGGTGCTTGTCCTGCTTGATCTTGCCCGCCGCACCGCCCAGCGCCTCGGGCGGCAGAAAGGACTCGATGGGCTTCTGCTGAAGGTTTTGCGAGTCCTCCTCGCGACGGCTCATGCAGAACACCGTGGCTTTCTGCGCATGCTTCCAATGTTGCACCGCCAGCGAGGCCGCCACATGCGTTTTGCCCGCACGAATCCCGCCGCTCACCAGCACCTCCAGAACGCGCCCTGGATGCTCCAGACGCTTCCGGCACAGCTCCAGCAGGAACAGCCACCAATCCTGCGGCACCCAGCCCTGATCCAGCGGTTGCTCCGCCATCTCGCGGATGGCATCCGCCCGCGCCGCCACCGCCTCCGCCGCGCCTTCCTCGCCCAGCACCAGCAACTCATCCAGCGCCAACGGCTCAATCACCGGATGCGCCTCTTGCCCTGCATGCAGGGCCTCAATGACAAGCTGGGTGTCGGGTGAGATCATGGGGTGATGGGGATGTTTCCGGTTTTGCGGGTATTATGCGGAATGGCGGTTGGGATAATTACCGTTCAGCATATGCGGCCACCCCGCGTTGGAGGCGACTGAGCCGGGAGCGATTCAGTGCGCTCGACGGTCTTCTTTGTGCGTTTATTGAATACCGTTTGAAGGTGTTCCTTCACCACGGCGGTTTGTGCTTCGGTCAGTGCTCGGGGGTTTTGCACCTCAAACAAACCTTGCAGCCAATAACAAAAGTTTTCGGGGGTCATAATGTGATAAGGTTGATGTTTGGACTTTGATGCTGAACAAAGAAAATGCAGGCCGCGGCTCGAAGATCATCTGTCGTGCAAATCAGGCTTGGCGCTCGCCGTCGCCTGATTTTCGACGGTTGGCGTGCATTTCCCTCACGGTTCAAAACGGAATGTCATCGTCCTCCATGCCGTCGGCCATGGGTGCATCGCTGCCGCTGGTCACGGGCGAGCCTGCGGCGGGGCGGGCGGTGCGTTGGCCGCCGCCGTGGTCGTCATATTCGCGGGCATTGCCGAGAATCGGAAACTTGGGCGGATTGGCGCTTTCG